TTTGGTTTTCCCCAGTAGATAAAGGTAAAACTCCCATATCATCGGCCGAGCCGCTACCATTAAGAATTAACTGACCAGTAGCTGACTTAAAGAACATAGAACGGCTAACTTCACCTGCCTTATGGACGAATAAATCCCCACTACCACTTATATTACCACTAAATCCTCTTGTTCCATCTGCTAAAATATATTGTGTATGGTCGTCATCTGATAATCCACCGAATAAACTATGGTCTGATGCAGATGCTTCACTATTAGTTACTCTGGTTGATAATGAAGAACTTGTATTTAATACATCTACTCCATCTACCGTTCCCCCTACTGTAATATTAGTTCCTACATCTAACGATGCACTCATCTCTACCGAACCAGTAAATTCGTGTTTATCGTCAGAACTATCACCAAACATAGTTGAACCACTTGAGAAACTTTGTGATAAATAAGTTACAGATGAACTAACGATATATTGCTGTGCAGTTAAATTACCTTCAACCGTTACATTACCTTCTGCTGTAATATTCCCAGCAGTAGTTATATTACCTCCCGCATGTATGGTTCCAGATGTTGTTTGATTTCCACTAATATCTACTACTTCTGTTGGAGCGTAGTTATTAGCACCAAATCCAACATTACCATCTTGTCTAATTACTTGTCTTGCAGTAAGGGTGTCTCCTGAACCACTTGCTGCTAATTTAAGTGCAAAATATCCTGCCACACCTCCTGCACCGACCATATCACTACCAGGATCTACTGGAAGTTCCAAAGTACCCATAGAATAATACTTACTACCATTATACCCATATGAACTAAGCTGCATTGCTCTTTTATATGCAGTTACGGCAGTTGGAGTTTTTGCTGTTCCTTGTGATCTCCAAAAGCCTATATCTCCTGTTGCTGAAGCTTCATCGTGAATCCTAATTATCGCAGAAGATGTAAGGGAACTGCCCCCACCAGCATCACCATAATCGTCTGGATGATTTACAATAGTAAATAACCCATTTTGAGTTGAACCATCACTAAATGTTAAAGTTCCCATATCGTCAGCTGAACCACTACCATTTAGGATTAGTTGGCCAGTTTCGGACTTAAAGTATAATGAGCGGCTAACTTCTCCAGCTTTATGCACAAATAAATCTCCACTACCAGATATACCATTAGTATATAGGTCACCTGATTTCATTGTTACATCACCAGTTGTTTTATTAAATGTAAAATCACTTGAACCTGATGTTGCCCCACTATCCTTAAACTGAACCGATGTATCTGGCCCTGCTGGGGATGCTGATGCAGTTATACCTGTTAAATAAGTACCATCACCCGAAAATGAACCTGAGAACTTGGATGCTGATACTTGGCCTATATCACCTAAATCAATACTTGTATTCCGTAATAAATCCGATCCTGAAATACTTCCTGATAATTTACCTGCCGCTACCAATCCTGTTAAAGATACTGATGTTCCTGATGCAGTATCCCACTCTATACTATTCTGTAATTTAACCGAACCTGTGATTGTATGTAAATCATTTATATCATTACCAAAATTAGTAGAGCCTGATTCACTTATTACCACCTTGTTAAATACTGAACTTGATATAGTTAAATTTTCTATGTTTATATCATCTTCTAATGCTACTGTTTTAGCCACAGCCCCGGAATATGTAAAATCTTGTATATTTTTACCATCGGTTAATGGTGCATTTACTCCTACCCCAGTTAAACCACTGCCATCTCCTACAAATGAACCGCTAATAGTAGAACCACTTATGATTGAACCACTAATGATATTACCATATATGGTTGTGGTTGCCATATCATAAGTTAAAGCACTACCATCTCCTACAAATGAACCGCTAATAACTGAACCACTAATGGTAGAACCACTAATAATACTAGCATGTATAGTGCCAGTAGTTAAGTTACTACCTGATATATCACCCACTACATAGAACGATCCTGTAAATGCATGTATATCGTCAGCAGTATCACCGAACTTGGTACTACCACTTTGATATATCACACTAACATTAGTTAATTCGGTATTAAATTCTTGTGCAGTTATAGTTCCTGTTGCAGTTATATTACCATCTACATCTATAGCACCACTTATAGGAAAATCTCCTATCCAGTCACCACCAAAAGAACCACTAAGCCTCTTGTTTACCGTATCTATAACAACTACGGGGTTTTCATCTTTATCATAAAATATAATTAAATCTTCAAAGTCCTGTTTGGGCTTATACGACATTTTGTTTGATCTTAAATCAAGGCGTCTTAACTTCATAACTGAATCTCCTTATCACCTATTCTATCGTGCATAAATATATAATAAGCATAACTATTTTGTTTCAAACTATCTAAAGTTTGATAAATCTTTTTATTTTCTAATAATGTTGTATTTAACATATCATAGTTCTCCAAGTTGAGTCAATGCCTAAGACATCGTCTACAATAATTAATAAAGCGTTCAGCTCAGCTAAATAATCTAATAAATATATTGTTATTAGTATTCAGAGTTTTCACATCTATGCACTCTTACATATACGAGTAGGTTATTAACTGAGCCTACACTTTTTTATTTGTTTCGTTTAATTACGAAATTCGTGAGATTACCCGCACGCCATAATTATCCGTCAAAACACCAGCTGCACCAAAGTAAGATCCAACCCAAGAACTTTTCAGCTTTGAGCCTTCCCTTTCTTCTTCTACACGGATTAGGTCATCCCCACTCCATGCAAATGCCAGACATTCCTTATTTCCAGCAATTGCCTCACCTTGATGGTTTGAAGCACTAACACTACCAGTAATTTCTGGTGTGGTTAATACATCAAAACCAGCTAGACGACCAACATATCCATTACGAATTGCTTCGTCCTGTGCTGGGGCACCTGCAAAGTTAGAAGTATTTACAAAATCTTCTAACAATCCATAAGTTTTATCCCAAACTTGTTCTGTTGATCCTACATAAAAATAAGGCCCTGGAGCGTGATTGTTACGTAATGTTTTCATTGCGTCAAACAATACATCGATTTTCATTTCCGCAGATCCTGTACCAACAGAGTTGGAAAAGGAATGTGCTTTTTGGGCTAATTGTGCATCCAAGTCAGCTGCTAATGCATTACCTAAATGTTGTCCTAAACGAATCTCTGGACGGTCTACATTAGACCATTTGGCTTCGTCATGCAACGGAAGGTTTATCGCTCTCATAGCAAGTGTATAGGTTCTTTTTGTAGAATCTAACGCGGTTTCACTAACCGTGCCACCTGAGGAGTGCGATGCAACATCTGCACTTGTTACTTGGTTTGTACCATCATTCCAAACTGGAACTGAAATCTTATCAGCTCTGGGTTCACTAAAAACGGATACTAATGAGGTATCAGGTCTCAATGGATTTACGAATACTCCAGCCGTTACGAAACGCTGGATTGCTTCAGCTTGTATAATATCAGCTAATGCACCGGCATAATTGCCACTATCACCTGTTGCCATAATTAATTCTCCTTAATATGGTTAAAAACTCGGTCATATGCGTTATCCCATCTACGATTCCATCCTTTTTGGATGGCTCCGCGTCCAGGAACGGATTCTTGTCCTGTGGACATTCTAAATCCGTCCTCAAAAGAGATTTCCTCTTTTCCATCATAGATCCATTTCTGTTCTCCTTCGTGAGTATATCCGATAGAAACCCTACCTTCTTTATCAGGAGTAAAACCCTTGATATTAGTAGGTTCTTTTATCTCTTTAAACTCCGAAAGATTTAAAGACTTTTTACCAGCCTTTGATCCTTGATTTACTGAACTTGTCGATGATTTTTTCATAATCGTTCTTCTTTAGCTCCCCACGACTAAAAGCATATGCTGCTTGTTGCGGTGTGGTATATCCTTCGACAATAACAGAGTTACTGCCAGGTTTATCTGAGCTAACACTTGGGACAACTGAATGTACCTCGTTTTTGTTTGTAAGTTGTTTCATATAAGTCCTACGGTCTGCGAACGGTAGAGATTGTAAAATAGTTTTACTATCTTTATCTTCACCTAATTGTTCTAACCAGGTCGTAGTCCTTCTTTCCTGATAATCGGTGTATTCCTTAGCTAACGGCTCATACTTGGTTAGTTTATCTTGCAACTCTTTAAGTTGTAAGTCTCTAACTTCCAAAGTTTTTCCTTCATCTTCAAGGCGTTTTAACTCTGCTTGTTTTTGAGATTCTACCTGATTATCATAGGCTGATCTCATCTCTTTTAAAGCATCATTAACTTCTTTAAACCTTGCATAAGGGATACTGTCTGGGACTGTTTTGACGCTGTCTGATTCAGCGGGAGCATTTTGTATAACACTTTGCTCTAAAGTGGTTTCACTATTTACGGGAGTGACCCCTGTTTCTATTTCACTCATAGTATTGATCTTTCCTTCTTCTTTTTAACGTCTTGTTTGACTTATTAATAAATATCTTTTAATTCAAAAAAATCATAATGTTTATATATATAAATATTTTGTGTATATTTAACCAATCTATTGCATTTTCCGAAAGACCAATTAAACCAAAATATCCTCTTTGCTTTTTAGTTAGTTTCTTACCCTTTACTTTACCGTGTTTAAGTATCTTTCGTGCTTTAGATTTTGATACACTTTTCTTGGCCTTATATTTTTTCCCAACTGATTTCTTATATTTACTTCCTAATTTTGGCATCACATATCTCCTATTTCCGTTTTCTAATTAATGGTTTGGATAAATCTTCTCCTTTATACGAAATTGGCACCATAACACATCTACAATTACCTCTACATACTGAAAATCCACTACCTGGTAATCCTATTAGTTGGAAAGTATCTAATGTTTCTATTCTATTATGTCGTATAACACAATCAGGACATACTCTCGTATCTGATACTGTAACCCATCTAAACTCCTTTATACCTTCATTTCCGTATAAAGTTCGTTGTGCTGCACCAGCAGCCAACATTATAGCACTCTTTATGGTATTCTTTATTCTATTTCTAAATGCACCAAATAACCTTCCTTGATTAATTAAATCAGTTTCTAATGTTGATATAATAGTAGCCTCGTCCATACCATATAACCTCATACTTGATACTAATTGTTCTATCTCTAATACGGTAACGGCTACATCAGATTGTATTTTTTGTGATACTATTGTTTCTATATCTTTAATATTTGGCATACTATAAAGTTTTTAACAGTTTCTTAAATTGGATTCTGGCTATCTTCTCAATTTTCTTCTGGTGTTTCTTACTTATACCGAACCAATCTCTTTTAGGTAAATGTCCTGCTCCTTCTTGGTGATATGATAGTATCTCTTCTCTATCACGAGGTACAGCAATAGTAGCTTTGTTCTTTCTTCTTTCTTTTACAAATGTTCCTTGAGTCATCTTACCTGTGCCATATAGTGGAGTATTTGGTTTTGATAATCCGTGTTTCCTTTTCTGTCTTATAGTTTCTGTCTTTAATGGAGCTAACTTTCCACTTACTCCCTCTCCACGTGCTCCTCGTGTTCTTAAATCTATCACCGTAGCATCAGCCACATCATTTAATATCATTTGAGTAATCTTTGGAAGTTTTTTCTTTAATCTACGTAGCTTTTTAGTTCTATTAATTACTATCTTTATTTCCGCCATTAGCTCTTCTCTATAATCTTTTTAGTAGCATTTTCT